AGCTATTTAAAAAGGAGTGATACCATGCTGATTAAATGTATCAATACCAGTCCTGGTCAGTACATCGTCCAAGATTCGCTTGGACAGCTTTATCAATTAGGGGACAATGATTTGGTCGATGAAGCTATTGGTCTTATAAAAGAAGATTTTACTAAAGCCTGTGAAATCATGGGCGGAAAGGAGTGTTCCGATGCCGCTAACCGCAAAACAGCTAAAAGATAGGAAACATTATATCGGCTCCTCTGATGTTCCCAAAATCTTGGGTCTCTCACCTTATGCCAATGCCTATGATGTCTGGCTGGAAAAAACTGACAAGTTGGAACCTCAGACTTTTATCAGTGAAGCAGCCGAAGCCGGTATCATGTTTGAGCGTGGCGTTCTCGAATGGGCCGAGAAGGAATTGGGGAGATTGCTTTATGATCCTCAAAAGCTCTGGTTTCGACATGAGACGCTTCCTATGATTTCTCATCCTGATGCCGTGGTTATTAAGAGTGGTTGCCCAGTTGAAGCGAAAACTTCGGGACTCATGTCTCCTTTGCCTGATGGCTGGGGTGAGAATGGGACCGACCAGATTCCACAGATTTATCTCGTCCAGTGCCAGGTTCATATCATGCTTGCGGATGCTGAGGTCTGCTACGTACCGGCATTCCTGGGGGGTCGTGGAAGGAGAATGTATCAGATTACGCCAAACAAGGAACTCCAGGAGATCATTCTCGAAGCCAGCCAAGATTTTTGGGATAAGCATGTTAAGTTGGATATACCACCTGAAGATGCCATACCTCATTTAGCATCGGTCAAAAGAGTTCTGCGCACTGAGGGCAAGTTGGCCGAGGTTGACCCAAAGCTCATAGAATACTATCGGGCCGTTAAGGATGAATTAAAATTAGCCAAAGGTCATCATGATGAAGTGCAAGCTCAAATTCTCGCCGCCCTCGGGGATGCCGAGGGAAGTATTGGTGGTCTGGTCACTTACTATGAGCAGGCTCGGGCGGATGTAGATGTGAAGAAGCTTAAAGAGGAAATGCCGGAGATCTATGAGAAGTATCGCCGTGATTTGAAGTTCCGTGTTCTCCGGCTTCACAAGGAGGAAAATAATGGCTGAGAAAACCAAGCCTACAAAGGCGAAAAAATCTCTCGTTGCGAAAGATTCCGAAGAGCAGGTTATTGAGTATAATGCCTTCGGTTCCGATGAGCGGGTAATTCTGACGATAAGACTTATCAGGGACTATGTCGCCAATCCTACTAAATCTGGCGCTAGGCCTTCTTTGCGAGATTGCTATCATTTTGCTATGATGTGTCGAGCGCGAGGCTTGAATCCTTTTGAGGGTGATGCCTTTCTAATAGGTTATGATACTTCAACCGGACCACAATTCAGTCTTATTACCGCACATCAGGCTTTCTTGAAGCGGGCCGAGCTCAATCCAGATTATGATGGCATGGAATCGGGCGTCATCGTTATGGATAACACGGGCAAAATTCACGAAGTCCCCGGAGATGTTGTATTGAAGGATTTCATTCTTTTCGGGGGGTGGGCTAAGGTCTATTTTAAGAACAAGACTCATCCAGTTTATAAACGCCTAGATGTCTCAAAATATGATACTGGTCGATCAATTTGGGCGAAAAACAAAGCCATGATGATTGTTAAATGTGCCCGGGCTGCCGCTCTTCGCGAGGCCTTTCCAACGAAACTCGGGGGTCTTTATCTTCGCGAAGAGATGGCCACGATAGATCGTGGAGAGTCGGCAGGTATCGAAGTTCCGGTTGGAGAAAAGCCATTTGAACTTGAACCGGCATCGGAAACGAAACGCCTTGTCAATCAGCTTAAAGGCGAACAGGAGAAAGAACCATCGCCGATTCCTAATTCTATGGAGTTAGATTTTGAGCCCGAAAACGGGGCCAAAATAGATATGGAGCAGGAAAGCTCAGTGGGTTAAACGAAATACGCACGAAGAATTCGATTCCCACTCCCGTCTTTTGAAAATCTTAAAAAGGAGCATATAATGGAAAATCAGCTTGCCATTATCGTAAATGAAAGCGGACTTGAAGAAACTAAGGCCCAGTATATCCTTGATCGCTTTCAAGAATATTTCACCATCGCCGCCAAATGGGAACTCAAGGCCAAAAGCATTGTGGTGACCAATGAGACCCAAGTGGCCGAGATGAAAATGGCTCGAGCCGGACGCCTCTTTCTAAAAGAAAAGCGAATCGCCATTGAAAATGCCCGCAAACATCTTAAAGAACAATCGCTCAGAGAAAGTAGAGCTATTGATGGAATTGCCAACGTATTAAAGGCGCTCATCATACCTATTGAAAAGTATCTCGATGAACAGGAACATTTTATTGAAATTAAAGCGGCTAAAGCTGCGGCAGAGAAAGAGAGGAAAGAAGCAGAGCGACTGGAAGCTGAAAGGATTGCCCGCGAGAAAGCCGAAGTCGAGGAGCGGGAGCGTATCCGAGTAGAAAACGAAAAGCTTAAAGTAGAGGCCGAAAAGAAGGAGCGCGCCTTGATCCTTGAACGGAAGAAAAAGGTCGAAGCCGAATCCAAAAAGCGCGAAGCAGATGAGGCCCGCGAGAAGGCCGAAAGACAAAGATTGGAAGCCATAGTAAAAAAGAAGGCTGCAGAGACTAAAGCACGTAGAGAAAAGATGCGAGCCGATATGGCCGAGGCAAAAATTCACAGTGTTTTAAATGAGATACAGCGTAAAATTGAATGCCCTTTTTGCCATAAAAGTTTCACATATAGATTTAAGATTCCTAAGGAAAAAAATGAAACGTCTCCTGACTGATGGCAGGCATGTTCCGTGTTTCGGGAATATGCTTTATATAGAAGTTCTGCGAGCACGAGAATGGAATAGATCTATGGCCGGGATCGATCCCGATAGAGAAGAGTTTACCTATCAATGCCCCAGGGTTCTTGCCATTACACATGATTCCGGAGAGCTATTGGCTGAGATTGCCCTTGATCCATTTGAAGACTATACTTTGAGCTTAGCTCAATATGGTGCTGCAACGAGGATTCCATGAGTGAAAAAAAATGCCTGGTCGCCCCGCCAAAGAGGTCTCATTGAGCACATCAGAAAAATGAATAAGAATGGCAAAAGATGTTATCCGCCATCGCCTTGGGGTCTTTATAATGCCATTTTAGAGTGGGCCGATTTCAATACTGGTCTTTGTAATCTTTCTATCAAGGAGATGGCTTGGCAATGGGGAACGAGTAGAAATTCGCTTAGACGTGCCTTGGAACCACTTTTCGAGAAGGGTTATCTTGTGAGATTATTTCCCAAAAGACCTCTATTTTTTGTGAAAAAATTTTTAGTCTGGAGAGAAAATCAATGGCAACGCTTGGACATCAAAAAGAAAAAAAGTGGAATTTGGGAGATTCTCGTGGTGGATAAACATGGCTCATATACGGGCCATGTTTTATTTATAGATGGCTCATATACGGGCCATGTTTGCCCCAACTATAGCCCACCGGCGGGCCATGTTTCTGAAACTATAGCCCACCGGCGGACCATAGTCCCCCAGCAAGACATTAAGACGTGCAAGCTTAAGGGCCCTCTATAATAGAAGTACTAATATCTTTTTAAATAAAGGGAATTTTTCAATTTTGAAAGAAAACCAGAAATGAATGAATATCCCGAAAGGGGATTGAAATGATCTATCATGGAACGGTCGTCTGTGTGAATTGTGAACGGGCATATGTATCCAGCCTCGGCGCCATAGGCGTCCATGACACTACAAGCGTTTGTGTCCGGATTATGTTCCAGAACGATACGCAGATAATGGAGCATCGCAATGCCGATTTGTGGGTTTGCCCGGGCTGTGGTCACAAGATTCTGAAGGGATGGTCTGAAGGCTTCGGGCGGCACTATGACGGGCCGAGATACCGGGAAGCCATCGCAAAATGGGAAAGGGCCAAGAAACAAGGTCTGGCATATACGATCTGGGAAAAAGAGAGGCCAAGATGAAAAAGCTGATTCTGTTCTTTTTTCTGTTATTAGCCTGTCAAGGACAGCAGGAAAAAGAAATTGGCATAAAGTCTGAAACGGCAAAATTCGCCGAACTTAAGGCACAAGGAGTACAACCATATTTCTATAAAATATATATAGAAAGAGCTGTGCTTAATGATAATGGTACATGGTCTTATGCCGTGCCAGAATGCGTATGTGCTTATGATACTTTGTATGGTCGCTATTTAGATTATCCGATTGACGGTGATATTCCTGTTGATAAGATCTATAAACTCAGATGTAGAGTAAAAGCTGGTATCTTGTGGGAAGACAGCTTGGGCTTGAGACATAATGCTTATGGTGCATGGTCTGAATGGTCAGAGGATTATTTTACTTTTACTAGGCATTTACAAAGCGATCCCCTTCCAAAACAGGAAAAATACCGTTTTTGGGGATGCCATTGGAAGGAAAAAGCAGATGAAAAATAAGACCACCAGCCCCTCAATCGGGGCTATAAAATGGCGAGCCTATCGAGATCGGCATTTTGCGCGAAATAATGGCCGAATGATGAATTCCGAAACCAGGGCTTGGTTGAACAGTCTTAAAATATCCACACCTCGAGATTATAAGCCCGGCGAAAGAAGTCTTGAAATTGTGCGAAGTCTGAAATTATATAATCAGTTGTTAAGAAAACAATTGGAATTTTGGGAAAAAAGGGGGGGAAAATGTCATGATTAGTTCAAGGGAGCTTTTAGAAAGAACGGGGATTAAGAGCATAAGGACTCTAACACGTTGGCATCAAATGGGCGTTATCCCTAAACCGCTCATCGACACGCATCCTTCTGGTCGTGGGGAAATGGCCTATTGGCCAGACTGGGTACTTGATAAATGCAAAAGGATATGGGAGCTTAGAAAAGAGGGCCATACTCTAAAATCTGCAATAAAGGCATTTGATTCGGAGCGCATATCTCGATTATTATATTTAAAACGAGTTCACTGCCAAGCGGCTTTGAACCAATCGAGGTTTCGGCCCGCTGAACCTGCGTAGCAAATCAGCGGCCTTTTTTATTGAGCACCTTATATTAAAAAAATAAAAAAGTTGGATAAGAAACTTTCAATCTCAGACATTTTGAAACTTGGCAAGGAATATAAAGAATTAGAACAATTTTTTCTTATTCAACACAAACGGCGAAGGGGGCCAAAAGAGGAGAAAATGTCTAAGAAAAGCAAGAGAAGTTATGACCAGGAAGTTCGAGCCATGCGAATCCTGGGGCTTGACAGGACGCCTTTGAGCGGTTCGCACTCGAAGATAACTTTTGGCGATGGAATTCAAAAAGACGGAACTGCTCACCCTCGTATTTTGGCTGACAACAAAGATCGCCAGCGGCACGCCGTGTGGAGCCTCATGGACGACGTCGCTGCAAAGGCCAAAGCCGAAGGCGGGAAAATCCCGGTGCTGACCCTCACACAGCCGAACAAGGGCGTGCTGATAGTCCTCAGGGCCCGCGACTGGGATATTATAGAAATTATTGATTTCTGTGATGGTGTTTTTCCAAAAGGTTTCCAATTTCGCTATAAGGGGGAATGATGTCAACCCTTACTTGGATTTTCATGTGCTGGGCGTGCTTTTGGTTCGGCATGGTAATTGCTAATTGGATTTTGAAAAACCAGATCAAGGAAATGAAATCGCTTATTGAGAACCAGCAAGTCTTAATCCAATTCCAAACTAATGTAGCAAAGAGAATGTTTAGCAAGCTGATAGACATGACTTTCAAAGACTTGAAAGAACAGCTCAGAGGCAAATATAACCTGAAAGAGATTTTAGGAGAAGAGGAAAATGATAAAGACTCTTGATGTAATTGAAAAGGCGATTGAACTTACTGAGAAAAGCAAAATCCGCGAACCGTGTGTAAATAATTGTATATTCTGTGCTATTGCCAATGCCAAGACCGATTTGGATATAGAAACGGGCGAAGGCGTACCTGATCGCGAAGTATGGATGCAAATAGCCACAGGTCGTATTTCGGAGAGACCAGAAGATGAACCTTTAATAGAAGCAGCTAATCTTTTAAGAAAGATAAATGGTAATATTTTAAAACCCTTTAGCAAAAAGAAAACCCTGAAGATCTTGAATGAAGCAAAGGACGAACTTTTAGGAAAAAAGGAGACCAATGGTGAAAACCTATAGCTCACTCAAATCCATATCCACCGCCGAATGGCATAGAATCGGACGGATGTACGGATGGACTATTCTTAAAATGTCTCAGGCTTTAGGTTGTTCAAAACATGGGATACAATATCAGCTTCGAAAGCATAAGATCGACTATCCGCGATTAAAAGCTGAATTGAAAATGTCATCGGAAATCGACCTCTCCCCTATCGATGATTTCATACCTGAATTTATATCCTTATCCGTTCTTGAAGAGATCGAAAGGAAAGCTATTTGGGGAATTGAAGAAGTCTTGCCTGGGAGATGCGCTTGAAGGATAAACACAAAATAAAGCTATCTAAAAAGGAATTCATAGAATTAGGATGGCGTCTAAACTGGAAAATTATAGCAATGGCCGCAGAATTGAAATGCTCAGAATGCACCGTAATTCGGTATCTTAAACGCCTAAATATCCCCTATCATCGACATAAAATTGAAGTTCTCTATCCAGATGAGGCATTTTTCACTTGATTTTATTCCAAAAAGGAATTAAACTTTAAACCATGAAGACACCAGAAGAAAAAAATAACTGGAAAGAGTTTCACGAGAACTGGGGCTTAGGAGATCAGAAATACGAAATAGGCGATATCGTAACGAGAACCGGAAGCGATGAACATAAGATTCTGAGCATAGATTATGATTGGATCACAATGGACGTGGAATGTATCAAAGAGCCCACAGAACCAGAACCGGGAATTGAGGGGGATGATTGGAAGCCCTGGATTCGGCTTGGCGAGACAGAAACTAATCTTATTCGCAGATATCAGTTGGTTAGGAAAGCCAAAGAAAACCAAAAGGTTAAATCGTAAAACACCACATGTAAAATAGTGGGTAAATCCTGGATAGCTGTGATGTCCATCTGGACGTCATAAACATATTGTAAATATGTCGGCCCCAGGGTCCGCCTATCTAAAGTGTGGTGAAAAATACTAAACATGGGGGAACCGGATAATACTGGTATCCCCCTTTTTTGTTGTCCGCGCGGACTCAGGTCCGGATGGGGAGCGGACTTCTCCTTTCCCCCATGGGGAGGAGATGCTGCCCACCGGACCTTTTTTTATGGGACATAAGGGTGAATAACCGTGCTTCCCAAAAGAGAATCACAGAGGCATAAAGATGCTTTTGAATTCTATTACTCAATGCCAAAAAGGAGTAAAGCAAAAGTAGCGGAAAGATTCAGTATTTCAGTGGGGGCGGTTGATCAATGGAGTAGGGCTTTCGATTGGCCTAAGCGAATCCAGAAACGAGACGAAAAGGCCAAGGAGAAAACCGAAGAGAAAGTCACCGATGCCATCGCCAAAATGAACGCACGTCACATCAAGGCCTGGGGTAAAATACAACGCAAGGCCCTTAAAGAACTTCGGCAACTTGTATTTGAAAAGGCCATAGAAGCTACCAAAGGCTATGATACCGCCGTGGATGGGGAGCGTAAGGCCAGGGGAGTCCCCACAGACTATACCGAGCATTCCGGGAAATTCGTGGTAGAATTCGAGATGGTTAGAGCCCCGGAAAGAAAGCGGAAGCGGACCGATGGAGAAAATGATTGAGAAATTCAGGGATTTCGTGGATGCCAACGCCGATAAGCGGGTGCTCCTGCTTACCGGTGGTAAAAACACAGGGAAGAGCACGTTTATGCTTCAAGAGAATCTGATGAGCCTTTACAAATACGAGGATATGAAAAATATCATGGTCAGAGCTACAGGCCCCGATTTAGAGGACTCTATGTTTGAACCAAGCATGGAAATGTTGACTCGATGGGGTATTCCTTTTACGCCCAAAAGAAGCCACGCACACCAGATGATTTACGCCAACGGCAGCGCGCTTATGTTTCGATCGATGCAGACACAGCAGACTCGACATAAGAAATTTTCATCGATAAACGTCAATGACGCTGCCATCGAGGAAGCTCCAGAACTCACCTGGGGCGAATTTAATTCTGTTGATCTTCAGGTCAGGCGGGAGAATAGATACAGGCCCAACAGAATCATGATGTGCGCTAATACTGATAATCCCCATTCCTGGGTCCGAACTGTCATTGCAGAGGGCAACAGAAACGATGTCGCTGTGCTTTATACCACCGTTTATGACAATCCCTTCGCCACCGATGAACAGATAAAGCTCTTGGAGGACCTGAAAGATCAGAACATGAGTCTTTACCGGGCCTATTGCTTGGGCGAATGGGCGGCCCCGGAAGGTGTGGTTTATTCTAATTATGACATCTCCGCCGAGAATTGGCCTGAACAGTTCGATGAAGAGATTATCGGTCAGGATGTGGGCACTGTCAATCCCATGGCTACGGTCAGCATAGGCCTGCTTGATGAGCGGCCTTGGGAGGCATGGATTAGATTGCTTCTCTACCAGAGCGGAATGACCGATGGGGATCTGGCCGATTGGTATTCTGAAGATATAAACAAGCCGGATGAAGATCCCCGGCCAAGAATAAACAAAAAGATATGGATCTATTGCGATACTGATCCTGGAACTATCGAGACCCTCAGCAGAAAAGGATACCACGTTTTTCCGGCGGACAAGAAGTCTGTTGCTTCGAGGCTTCGATTTGTGAGCCGATATAGACTCCATTTTCATCCCGACGATGCAGATATCAAAAGGGAAGTTCGGGGCTATGTTAGAATGCAGGACAGAAATGGAAATTTTGCCGAAGAACCGGTCAAACGCAACGATCACGCCATGAACGCCATGGAATACGGCCTTTATACTCACGCTCAAAGAATGAGAGTTAGGGCGGGTATTCTTTAATCTTAAAGTTATCAGGGATATATCGGAAAATGGGTGGTGTCCAGTATATATGGCCTCCCTCGAAAAAGTGGCTCAGAAAGGCTCTCAGAGCCTCTGAATAGGAGAATCAATGGCAGGACCACTCGCAATAGCATTCAAGCGGCGCTTAGATTATCACCGCCTACAATTGGCTCGGCTGGTAGATCCTTTCTCGAGCGGCAAGAAAGCAGTCACACTTCGTAATCAGCCATGGCCCTCCTCGATTACCGGCGATGGCCTCGTGCCGGGTAGTATGCTACTTGATCCTATTGAGCAAGATCATTGGATTGCAGCTTGCGTGCGTGCCAAGAATGATTGGCTAACACCTATTCCACTTATCGTTTATCAGAATAAAAACCCCGTCGGTCCCACTGATCCCATCCAGAAGCTATTTCTCAAACCCAATGCGATGATGACTCGTGCGCAATTGCTCGAATCCATCATGACTTGGCAGAATATTGACGGCTCTTGTTTTCTTTTAGGCGATTGGGGAATGGGAATAGCCAGGCCCGGATCGGGTCCTCCTAAAGCATTATGGCCTTTCTCAGGCGATAAGTTTTATCCAATAAAATCCGGCGGCGAAGTGACGGGTTGGCGCTTCTTGCATCCCGGCACGTTTCGGGAGATGAAACTGCTTAACGAAGAGATTATCCGATTTTGGCGATTCAATCCGCGCTCTCCTCTTCATGACAAAGGCCAAAGCCTGATGACCCCGGCGGCCCGCGCCATCGCCGTGAGCTATGCAGCCCAAGCCTATGAGCTCGATTATGTCCAGAATTATGGGATGCCTTATGCTGCTCTGGAAACTGAACAGCCGTGGAATAAAGAATGGGCTGATGAACAGCGCGAAGAGTGGAAAAAAGTACATGGGAGACGAGTCAAATCCCGACAACTGGAAAACGTCGCCATCCTCATGGGCGGTCTCAGCCTAAAGCAATACGCTGCCACGATTAAGGATTTGCGACCGGATACACTGCACGAAGCAGCCAGAGAAGCAGCGCTCTCCACTCTCGGGGTTCCCCCGGCTATCGTGGGCGTGCTCCGACATGCCAACTGGTCGAACATGAAAGAGCAGATCGTCATTATGCTCAGGGGTGTAATCCGGGCTGATCTCATCAGAATTGAGGAGCGTTTCAATGCCGATTTCTTTCCCCGATTCGCTTCCAATAAATATTGCAAATTCGACATGTCTATTTTCCCGGAGTTGGAACGGGATCTAAAAAAACGTGTAGAAATAGCCAAAATGCTGTTTCAGGATATGGGCATACCGCTTAAACAGATTGAGCCGCTTCTTAATCTCGGTCTGAACATAAAGGAATTGGGAGCCCTTGCGGATACTTCATTCCTGCCCATGAATCTACTTCCGATGGGTACGGTGGAACGTGAGAAGATCATGAATATGCTGAGAGCCAAACATCTGGGAGCTCTATTTGAAGAGAAGCCTATCGAGATATTTCCAACAACTGAAAAAACCTGGGCGCCCATCAATGAGAAATATGCTGATATCAAACGCATTGCGAAAACAGCCGAAAAAGTCAAACGTGGACAGACTCAGGCTCAACGCCAGGCTCAGATATTCCGGCGTAAGCTCCGGCCAATCGAGAACGAATGTGCTGATAAAGTGCATACCTGGTTCTATCGCCAGCGCCAGACCATTATCACCAATATCATGGACAGAGCTGAAGAGATCGCCGCTTCTATACCAGAGACAATCAGAAGAGAATATAGAGCACGCAAGATGATAGAAGATAAGGCAAGCATAAACGGGACAACCGTAGCCCCTGCCTATAAAGACCTCTCCGATGAATATGAAGAGCTGATCAAGAAACTGATGCCTGCAGATATGAAATCGCAAGCTGATGAAGTTGCCACCATGGTGGTTTCATTCTCTGAGAAGGGAATTGATCTGGCCGGCCAAATGCACGCGGCTGAAATCGCTGCCATGGGTTTTGAGATAAGCGCGTACAATCATGAATTTATCAAGGCTGCCACCTATCTGGCTGATCGTAAAAGCATTTTCGCAGAAAGAGTTATGAAAGAATTCGATAGAGTCCACGGCATGATGATGCGTGGATTTCTGGAAGGGGAAAGCGCGGCAACTATCGCAAGAGAAGTGAGAGATCAAGTCAGGGCCTGGGGAAACCAGTCACAGGCCAAAGCCATGTTGTGGGCTCGTACAGAAGTTGTCGGAGCCGCAAACAATGGTCGCTATCAGGCCATGGAAGAGTCCGGCGTGAAATATAAGGGTTGGGCTCATGGATACGGTGTCAAGGCTCCCAGGGAACATCATGCAGCATTGGATGGGGCTGTGATCCCTTTCGATGAATATTTCGACGTGGGTGGTAAACAGTGTAAGGAGCCGCACGATTGGGGCGGCGCCGGAGCTGAGGAGTGGTGTAATTGTGGTTGCTCGCTTTACACTCCGACTTATGATCCAGATACGGGACGTGAGTTTACACCTGATGAGCTTTTCGGTGGAGAAGAGAATATTCCCAGCGAGATAATTATTTAAGGGAGGCAGTTATGGCCCAGACAATATTTGACCTACCGAGATATAAGAGCCTCGGAAAGAAACCGCTTACTAAGATTTTCATCTGTTCTAATACTTGGCTCGATCCGGATAGAAAAGAGAATAAGTGGCTTCAAACGGGTGAGCCTATGTATGGGGATGGCTGGCAAGAAGTAGAAATCAAAGAGCCGGATCCCAAAAATCATAAGAAAATCCTTACGATTAAGGGTTTCTGGAATGAGAAACGCCAGGATTTCATCAGGCCCGCGCGGAATCCAGAGCGGGTTATGAAAGTTGTCGCTTCGATGGGGCTTCGGGATAGAGACAAAGAAGTGCTCGAAGTGGCAGGCTGGACGACAAAAAACTTCTTCAGCAATCCGGCTATTACCTTGGCCCACCGCACTGACCAGTTTCTTATCGGCAATGCTATACGGACACAGAAAAATGTTAAAGAAAACCAGCTTTTAATATGGCCTGAATTCACACCGGGCGAACTCTTGGAGGTGGCCGAGACTGCTTTCCGCAATTATCGGGCCGCCTGGATGAAGGCATGGAGTGTACATTTCGATCCCGTTAAATGGGAACTGGGCGATTATCAAGCCGTCATGGATGGCGATGAGAATGCTGTGCTTATGACTTATAAAAAGCAAGACCTGGTCGAACTTGCAGCTTGCGGAGTGGGAGCCTTACCCCAGGCGCTGACTGCATTCGAGAAAACGCTTGGGTCAGAATATAAGAAGATACTTTTCGCCGGATACGATCAAGAAGAACTTGAAAATGCCGGAGAGAAAGAAGCTGGACAAGATGAATATTTGAAGCCTTATCCCAATGAACATGCCTGTAGACTCGCTGATCCAAAAGATTTCGATCGTTTCGCCCGCAAGAATTGTGAACGCAAACATGAGGGGAAATGTATCGATGTGATCTATGGCATTAAAGCGGACAAATCTAAGATTCAAGCGTTGAGATTTCCCACAGACATCTGGACAGAAGCTCAAGCCAAATCGTATTGCAAAGAACAAAAAGGAAGTTTTGAGGCTGCATCCGGTAAGGAGACAAGCTGTCTCGAAAGGATCGAAAGCAAGCTCAATGCTATCATGACATATTTCGGAAGTGATATCATCCCTCGGCTTGACCGTCTTGAGAAACAGCGTTCTGGCGGGGCAAACGAGTCCACCATGGACCAAGAGACCCCTGAGCCGGAGGCGTCGGATGGGAAGGCTGGTTCCTCGGAGATGACTACCAGTATCAAAGCCATGCAGGAGCGTGTCAATGGCCTATTTGGGGCAGACACTCCACAGGATGGCGAGCTGGTCGCCGTTTTCAAGGGTACGACGCCGAGACCCAAGAAAGGTGGTGAAAACAAATGAACGAAAAAACCCGTAATTGGAAAGTAAGCCCGCCAGAGACCGCCGAAGAGTATCAGCAAGCACTTCTGGATACTGCCAAGCGCGCCGATGATACCTTGCAAAAACTTCAGGAAGAGGTTAAAACCCTGAAGGAAGGCAAAGAGATCAAGGAAGGCGAAGATGCCTCGATTTCCCTGAAGTCCCTCGATGATAGCGTGACTGAGCTTAAGGGTGAAATTGAGCGTGTCCGAGTCAATATGCCCCAACTGAAGGATATGCAGGGCAACCCCATTCCTGAAACCCCTTGCTCGAAAATTCTGGGCATGGACAACGAGGATCGCAAGCAGCTCTATGATTGGTGGCAGAATGGCGTCGTATATAAGGTGCTAAAGAAAATGGATAAGCTCGGCGAGCGAGATATCAAGGAGCACGATGAATATGTCCAGAAGACCGCTACCTTGAGGGCTGAGAAAGCCGAGAAATCTGAGGCCTATCAGTTCCTCAACAACCCGAGCTTTCCGCAGATGCAACGCAGCAAAGCCGTTGTCACCGGCTCGATGGGATTAGAGCAGACTGGATATGGTCTGGAATGGGCTCCGGTTCAGCTGGGCCAGAAGGTCATTGCCCTTGCCACCTATGATTCTGTGATTCTCCAGGAGGCCCAAGCATATCCCATGAGCGTGCATAAGACTTCTTGGCCGACCGCTGATTATAGCGAGTTCGCCTTGACGTGGCCTGCAACGGAACTGGAAGCGACTCAATCTGATCCGGACAGGATTGCCACATCCACCTTCGCTATGCAAGCTCGTTGGGGATATGTGCTGGCTCTGCTTGGCAGGCAATTCATCGTCAATAGTCGCCAATATGGTCTTGCAGCCGTGGATTCTGTGCTGACTTTCATGAAACACGCCGCCGCCGTTGGCCTCGATACCCAAGCCTGGACAGGAACCGTTGCTGGTGGTAATGTCTGTAACGGTTTAGAGCAGGACACCGGGATTACTGATGTCGATCTCACGGCTGGCGATGATACCTGGGCAGAGATTCTTTATTCCGATCTGGTTGACTGGAAATATTCTCTGGCCCAGCGGTATCGCAAAGGAGCCAAGATCTATACTTCGCCGAAAGGTGTTTCCACCATGAGGATTATGAAGGATGCGGCGGATAACTTGATTTACCCTATGATGAATCTGCCGAATCCGTTCACTTTCGATGGGACACCCGTGGTCGAAGTCGATGTGGCCAACGAAACTGAGACTGATGCCTATCCGACGTACATCTATGGCAACCTGTTTGATACCTTTGCCTACGGTTTCTTGGAAGACATGATTTTCGAAAGCACTCCCGAAAAGTATTGGGTAGAGGGTGGCATTCTGTTCAGACTGGAATTCTGGGCTGACATGGGCGTTGGCCTGCCCGCCGCCGTCACTCGATT